CCAGCTGGCCCAGTTCGTTGGTGGTGAGCAAGATCCCGCGCTGCTTGGCCAAGCGGTCGAGCAGTTCGAAACAGGTCTCGCCCTGCTCGATGGCCACGCGAGGGAACGCCGCCCCCAGATCGCACTCGACCAGCACCTCTATCCCGAATGGCTGGCAGATATCGCGGGCAACTCTGTCCAGCGTCACGCCCTGCCATTGACCGCTCTTATAGATGGCCGAGCAGTCCACCAGGTCGCTGGTCTTGCTGCGACCACTGACCACCCAGCTGACCTCTTTGGCGTCATAGCTGGGGATGAAGTCATCGATATAGCCGGTCAGTACCAGGTCAGTGCCGATATGCACTGTGCAGGCACTGCCCTCGCGGATCGCCATCGCCTTGGCATCGTTCCATTTGCGAGTCAGGCTCAGCTCGAAATCGCCGGCGATATCGCGCAGGCTGCGGGTGATGCGCACCTTCTGCCATCCCTCATAGAGCTGGCCATCGACACGCAGGGTAATGGGCTCAGCCATTGGCCACCTCGTCGATCACATCGATTCGGGTGCTGGGGGTGATGAAGGCGGGATCACGCAGGTTGTTGCTGCTGACCAGGCGATCGCGGTACTCGGTATTGCCATACTGCTGCCAAGCCAGCAAGGCGGCGGGCGTTGTGGTGGCCAGCGTGAGCTGACGGCGGCGCGGCAACTGGGCACCCCGCTCGCGGCTGTCATTGAGCAGGGCAAGGCGCAGGTCACGCAAGGAGCGCCACACGCCGCTTTCGCCGGCTTCTACCGCATCCGTGGCCAGCTCGGCCAAGGTGGCGGCCAACTGGTTGGCCATGGTCTCCAGGTCATCGGCAGTCAGCAGCAGGTTGCGGTCTGCCCCGATGACCCCATCCATCACCACGGGGCGGCTCAGCTGGTTGTTGACCTGATCGCCGGTGAGGGATTGGCCGATAGTGACCGAACCGGCAGGATCCGCCGTGAAGTCGCGATCGCTGCCAAAGTTGGCACTGGCAATGGCACTGGCGGCAGCAGTGGCTGAGGCACGACGGATCAAGGCCGTAAACGCCACACCATTGGCCATGGCTGCATCGCGCTCGTCAGGGGTATCAATGGTCGGGACGGATGACGCGCTCCCGGCAGTGGCATCGCTGATGATGCCAGTGGGCAGCCCCCCAGTGATGGCCAGTTCTGCCCGCATGCCTTCCCAGCGGCGACTCACGTTGTCATAAACGGAAAGCGCCCTGATGGGATCGGTGACGACGCCCTTGATGTCTTCGACGATGCCGGTTACCTCGCGGGCCAGTTCGCCCGGGTAGGCCAGCAGGCTACCGACACTATCCTTGGTGCGCATCAATCAGGCGATCAGTCCACTCACGGAACTGATCCGGCAAGGTGGGCAGGCCACGGGTCAACTCGTCCAGGTCATCGAGCAGGGTATCGACCATGGGGCCCATGTTGTCGATGCCGGTCAGGAAGGAGTCCAGGAAGGATTGCTCAGTCGCGCCATTGGCAGCGTCGGCCGCATTGCCCAGGGTGGCGGCGGTATCGATGGCAGCAGAGGGGAACAACCGGGTGCCGGCTTCCCACACGGTGAAGGTGACATAGGCCACCCCGTCTTCTTCGTTGTCCAGGCGGTGGCTGACTTCGCCAACCTGCACAGTGCGAACGCCCCACCATGGGTGGATCATCTCGCAGGTACCCGGTTGGTTCAGGGCATCGAGCAGACTGCGCAGCTGGGTCAGATAGTCTTTTCCGACCAGCTTGCCGACGATCTGCTCGTTGGTCAGCACGGCGCCGTTATCTTCTGTCCATCCGCTTTCGCGCTTGGGGTACTCACGGGGGATGGCGCGGCGACCGCCCTTGCCATCCACGGTATTCAGCAGGAATTCAACGCCCCGTACCGAGGCGGTCAAACGCTCTTCAAAGCTCATTCAAACCTCGCTTACGGCATCAGTGAAGGGCCGTTATCCACATTCACTTTCAGCCCGGGGGCGGTGTCGCGGGTACGGACGGTAATGCGATCATCCCTGACATTGATATCAAGGGTGCCAGACAAATTATCCGGGCGCGGGCTGGCGCTGATGTCCCTGGTAAAAAAGGCCTTCATCTCATCGAACACATCAAGAATGCCGGGGGCTGGCGTGATTCCATCAGTACTCAGATTAAAAAGTCCCGGGCCTTTTTCTGCCAACTCTTTGGCACGTTCTTCAGCCCTGCTGAACTTTGGCAATCCGCCCAGTTCAGGAATAAGTGACACCCCATAAAGCACGGTTCCTCCCGCAATAAGCTTTTGAACATTGAGTGTGCTTTTGTTCCCTGCCGGATTACCTGCTGGAGTCAATGAACCATCACCAAATCCAGCCCCTGGCATATTGACCACATAAACAGGTGTCGCCCCTAGATCGGCCATAGCGTCACCGATTCCGCCTGCTCCTCCCTTCCCTTTCTTGAAAATTGCACCAGCTGCCCAGCCACCGACTGACATGGCGCCTTTGGCTACCGGCGCAAGCAAACGACCGCCTTTGTTAAGCAGATAGATGCTGCCCAAGATCTTGGCCAGATTTTCATAACCGCCAACCATGTCAGCTATGCCATTGGCCGTCTCACCCACCGCCTTGAGCACGGGGATCAGTTCTGCGCCAAGATCCTTGGCATCACGAATGGCCTCTGCAGCAGCCTTGAAAGAATCGACCAGATTTCCGCCAATCTTTTCTACCAGTTCATCGTATTCGCCGGTCTTCTTCATCTCGTCCAGCTGCTTGAGCAAAGATCCAAGTTCCTGCTTGAGCACGGTAAAGGCGCCGCTATCCATTACATCTGTTTTGAACATGGTCCAGCTGTCGCCCATATTGGAGATCATGCCGTTCCAGCTCTCCATCTGGGTTTTTGCTGCCCCTTTTGATGCGAGAGCCATCTGGTCGATCAGGTCCTTGATGGCTTTCCTCGTCAACTGACCTTTGCTTGCCATGTCCTGCAATTGTTGGGTGGTGTAACCAAGGCCGTTATTTTTGCCAAGTTCCTTGCTGGCCTTCTGCAGGTAGTCCCAAACCGGAACGCCACGCTCCAGCAATTGCAGCGCCTCTTCTCCCTGCAGTTTGCCTTTTGTCCATGCCTGACCGAGTGCCAAAGCAATTCCATCCAAGGTTTCAGCCGTGCCGCCCATCATGGCGGCTTGGTCGGCAATGGCCTGCATGGTGCCATCCATCGGATCGAGGCCGAACGCCTTCAACCTGACGAATGAGTTGGTCACCTCGTTGACGGCATAGGGGGTTTCTTGCGTGAATTGTTTGATCCAACTCATCGCCTGGGCGCCACCTTCCGGCCCACCTTGCAGCTTGTTGAGCATGATCTGATACCGCTCGAACTCGGCGGCGGTCTTGATAAATGTGCGCTCAAAGGCGATAGCAGATGCTGCACCGGCCAACACCAGCCGATTGCCGAAGGTATCAATGCCCTGACTGGTAGCGGCCATAGTCGAGTTCATCATTGCCAGTGCGCTCTTGCTCTGGGCGGCGAACTGGCTCATTGACTGGCCATATTGACGGGCCTTTGCGGCCATATTGCCAGCCAGATTGATGACGATATCGGTGACAAGCTTATTGGCCATGATGACCTCTATTTACGACGGGATGGTGATGGCGGGCGGCTGAGTTGTTCATGGATCTTGAGCAAGCGGCGGATGGAGTAATACTTCATCTCGCTGATTGGGAGGCGATTCCCCATGAAAAAGAGAAACGCCTCCAATGGTTCAGCCAGCCGCTTGAACTCGCCCCCGTTTGGCAATCTCCTCCAGCACCAATCGGTCAAGCTCTGCGGCTTTGGTTTGCAGCAAGGTCAGGTCATCACGATGAAGATTGCGCAACATTTTCATATTCAGCGGACCTTGAATTTCGCCAATATATTCCACTTGGCGACACAACATATTCAGGCCCATACGAACGTCTGATGTGTAAGCAGCAACCTTTCCGCTAGCTAATTCAACAACCTGCTCAGCTTCAAGTTGCGAATCAATAATGTCGCTGGCGGTTAATTCTCGAAGGCCGACTTCTTTTTCATAAGTCACCTCGCCATCAGAACCAGTGACTTTATAACCATGCTCAAGATTGAAGGTCATCACGGCCATAGTTAAATCCTTACAATCTTGCGGCCCATGAAGCTGGTTTTAATGTCACCAGACTCTTCATTCAGGGTTGCTTGGCCGCACACACAACCGGTCATCATATAACTTACGCCGTTATCACCTTCCCAAACCAATTGGGCATTACTGATGGATTTGATATCGATGATATCTACATCTTCATCAGCGGCGATGGAAAGGTTCTCGATCTTTGGCGGCAAATATTTCTTGGATTCACCCCATACCACACCCGGCCCTACATGTTGGGTCCAATCACTGCCACCCGGGTCCAGCGTGGCGCCGCCCTTGGTCTTGAGCTGTTTGCCGTTGGCGCGAATGGTCACTTCACCCAGGATTTGTCCCATGGTGGTCTCCTTACAGTTTGAACTGGATCAG